AAATCTTTAATAAGGAGAACTAATATGGATATAACTTTAGTGAGGCTTGAACACATTGAAGAAAAACATTAGAAAAGGAACTCGAAAGCCTAGAGTTAAAAGACCAGTAGAAAAAAATGTTCCTGCTAAGTATGATTCTAATTGGGAGTATGAATTACATAATGGGCTTTTAAAATCTTGGAATCACCATACAGAGGAGGTAGCTTATATAATTGAACATGTATATGAGCCTGACTTTTTAAAAACTATGAATGGAAAACTAATTCTTCTAGAAGCTAAAGGAAGATTCTGGGATTTTGCAGAATACAGTAAGTATATTTGGATAAAGAAAGTACTTCCTGAGAATACAGAATTAGTATTTTTATTTGCTAACCCTTCTTCTCCTATGCCACAAGCTAAGAGAAGAAAGGATGGTACTAAAAGAAGTCACGGTGAATGGGCATCAGCAAATGGATTTACATGGTATAGTGAAGACTCTTTACCTGATGGATGGGTAGATATGAAGTATAGAAAAGATAATACTTTAACAATTGAAAGTGATTAGGAGACAACATGAGTATAAATGACGCAACACCGGAGGAGTGGGATGAGGTTACTAGAAAATTAAGGAAAGAAAAAACATATGGAGATGATGTTGATAGTCCATTCCATTATAATAATGGTAGTGTAGAATGTATTGATGCTATTGAAGCTGCCTCAACCAAGGAAGAGTTTGAGGGTTATGTCCGTGCTAATGTATTAAAATATGTATGGAGATTTAGATATAAAGATAACATTAAAGATTTAAAAAAAGCAAGATGGTATCTCGATAAACTAATAGACAGTTTGATGAAGCCGGAGGAATAGAACAATGTGGGACAGAAAGGCTGAAAGGATTGAAAAATATTTAAAGAAAAAAAATAAATCCAAGGCTAAAGAACAGCGGAGAATTAACAAAAATGTAAAACGTGAAAGGAATAAAGATGATAATAGATGATGTAGGAATACAACCGTATTTAGGTATTCATATTGATTATGATAAAGAAGAAGTGTTGAATACTTTTACTAAAGAAACTTTAAAAGATAGATATTTATGGGAAGGAGAAACACATGCTCAACAAGCTTTTGCGCGTAGTAGTATTTTTGGTGCTACTTATCAGGGACATACTGATTTCAATCTTGCACAGAGGCTTTACGAATACTCTAGTAATAGTTGGTTTGGTTTCAGTACTCCTATACTTTCTAACGGGGGAACCAGCCGGGGCTTACCTATCAGTTGCTTTCTTAATTATGTTCCTGATTCAAGGGATGGTTTATCTGCTCATTATGATGAGAACATATGGCTTGCAAGCGGAGGTGGAGGCATTGGTGGATTTTGGGGAAGTGTTCGCAGTAACGGCGTGGATACTTCTAACGGTAGCCGCAGCACTGGTTCTATCCCTTTCATGCACGTAGTAGATTCTCAAATGCTTGCTTTCAATCAGGGAGTTACTAGGCGCGGAAGTTATGCGGCCTATTTAAATATAAGTCATCCTGAGATTGAAGAGTTTATAGGAATGAGAAAGACTACTGGTGGAGATTTAAATAGAAAATGTTTAAACCTACACAATGCTGTAAACATTACTAATGGATTTCTAGAAGCAGTAGCTAATGATGATGATTGGAGACTCATAGATCCTAAAACTAATACGGCAGTTAAGATAGTTTCTGCCAGAGACTTATGGTTTCAGCTTATACATACAAGAATGGAAACTGGAGAACCTTATATAGTTAATATTGATAATTGTAATGCGACATTGCCGGAAGAACAAAAGAAACTAGGGTTAGAAATAAAACAAAGTAATCTTTGTTCAGAAATAACCTTACCTACTAACGAAGAAAGGACAGCAGTATGCTGCTTGTCTAGTGTAAACTTAGAATACTTTGATGAATGGTCTACAGTAGATGAGTTTATTCCTGACCTTATTACAATGCTTGATAATGTTTTAGAACATTTTATTGACTCTGTAAAGGACACGGGCGGCTACTCTAAGGCTGCTTATTCTGCAATGAGAGAAAGGTCTGTAGGTTTAGGTGCTATGGGCTTTCATAGTTATCTTCAAAAGAATAGTATTCCTTTTGAAAGTATGTACGCATCCTCTTTTAATCATAGGGCTTTTACTTTAATAAAAGATAGAGCTTTAACTGCTACTAGAAAACTAGGAGAAGAAAGAGGAGAAGCTCCTGACATGAAAGGGAGCGGTAAAAGAAATGCACACCTTCTTGCAATAGCTCCTAATGCTTCTAGTTCTATTATATGTGGTGGAACTAGTCCTTCTGTAGAACCTTTCAGGGCTAATGTATATACACACAAAACATTAACAGGAAGCTTTAGAGTTAGAAATAAATATCTTAGTGATATTTTACTTAAACTTATTCCCGGAGCTAAAAAGAGAGAAGAAGTATGGAAAGATATTGAAGCTCATAATGGATCAGTACAACATCTGGATATATTAGATGATGACATAAAAGAAATATTTAAAACTGCCCCAGAAATAAATCAAATCTGGATTATTGAACATGCTAAAATGAGACAAGAACATATTTGTCAAAGTCAGAGTATAAATTTATTCTTTAAACCTCCGGCAATAGAATCAGAACAGGAAATACACGATGACTTTCTACAATATGTACATGATGTACACTGGGCCGGAGCGCACCAGCTAAAGTCTCTTTATTATTTACGGTCTGATTCTGCCAGAGAAACCGAGAATGTTAATATAAAAATACCTAGAATAAATTTAGAGGAAAGCGAATGTCTAAGTTGCGAGGGATAATGAAAATTATAGAAGTTAAATGGGAAGACGCATGGGTAGATACTATAGATATTTCAATATCTGAAGCTAAAAAGCTGAAGCCTGTTATAAGAACTACTGTTGGTTGGAGAATTTCTGAGAATAAGGAAGGAATTATCTTGGCAACAGATTATTTTAATGATGATAAGAAACATATAAATACTCCTATGTGTATTCCTTGGGGAATAGTATTGGAGTATTGGGAGTATGAGATAGATGACACTGATAATAGCTAGTTTTATTTCTGTATTTGTTAAGGCATTTCAACAACGTAATGTTGCCTTTAATAATTATATTTCTGTACCACTATTTAGTTTTGGTATGGCTTTTACCGAAGTATATATTATTATAAATATAGTTAATCTTGGAGCAAGTTGGAATGTAGTATGGAGGTTAGCAGTAGGTGCAGCTTTAGGTTGTTGGGCTGCTATGTATCTACATAACAAACTACATAATAAAGGAGATAAAAAGTGAGCCTGTTAAAGACTAGAGAGTATTATAAACCTTTTGATTATCCTTGGATGTTTGATTATTATGTGCAACAGAATCAGATGCACTGGATGCCAGAGGATATTCCTTTACATAATGATGTTAAAGATTGGAATGATATGGCTCCGGCTGAAAAGAATTTATTGACACAGATATTTAGATTATTTACACAGTCTGATGTAGATGTCGGAGCCGGGTATGTTGATAGATATATGCGAGTATTTAAAAAACCAGAAGCGCGTATGATGATGGGGGCATTTGCTAATATGGAATCCATTCATCAACATGCTTATAGTTTACTTTTAGATACTGTAGGTATGCCTGAGATTGAATATAAAGCTTTTTCTGAATATGAATCTATGTCTGACAAGCATACATATATAGATAATTTATCTATACAAATAACTAATAAAGAATCTATAGCAAAAAACTTGGCAGTTTATTCGGCCTTTACTGAGGGGTTACAATTATTTAGTAGCTTTGCAATACTTTTAAATTTCCCCCGCTTTGGTAAAATGAAAGGAATGGGACAGATTATAACCTACAGTATAAGAGATGAATCTCTCCATGTTGAAGCCATGATAAAACTATTTAGAGAATTTATTCAGGAAAACATAACTCTTTGGACAGACGATTTTAAGAAAGAAATCTATCAGATATGTAGACATATGGTAAAACTTGAAGATAAGTTTTTAGATTTAGTTTTTGAACTAGGCGATATACAGGGGCTTACAAAGAAAGAAATGTATGAATATATTAGATACATTGCTGATAGAAGATTACTTCAGCTAGGATTAAAGCCTAATTTTGGAGTCAAAGATAATCCATTGACTTGGTTAAATGATGTTCTTGGAGTAGAGCATCAAAACTTTTTTGAAGGACGAGCCACTACTTACATGAAGGGCGGTCTAAGAGGCAATCTAGAAACAGTACAATTTAAAAATATCTTAGGGGGTAGTAATGAAAAATAAAGAAGAAGGGAATCTGGTTTCTTTTAGAGTATTTATGGCTAGGGACGGTAACATTATTTCAGAATTTAAACATCTTCCTTTAGATAAAATTCATACTGCTTTTAAATATGAAGGAGATGTAGTAATAATAGAAAAAATAGTAAAAGAAGGTTGTAAAAAATTAGAATATTTACATGATTATTTAGAAAGAGAAATTCAAGCACTTCAATTAGAGGAATGATTATGGATAAAGTAAGCGATTGTTATAATGAAGTATTCACAAAAGTTTTAGATCTTCAAGAGAAGTATTCTGACCCAATGATTGCAGGAAATATGAT